AAGTTAGCAAGTAGTGCTACTGAAATTATAGTCTCGTTAATCATATTAGTCTATTATTTGTGCATCGTCTAAATCGATGTCATTTTGTTCTACATAAAATTCTTGTTCCCATAGAATATACTTCATTGCTATATCTATATTCTCCTCTATAAACATTGTCATTTTTTCGCACTCTGTCATTTTTGTAATTCTTTTAAGTAATCTCTAACTTCTCTACGAACATTGTTTTTTCTATTCGTTTCTCTTCTATAGGCATTCTCTGCTACATTGTTCATTTGTACCTCTAACTCATCAATACGTTCTTGTAGCTGAGCAATAATAATTACGTCTACAATGTCTTTGTCGTTTGATTTGCGTTTAATACGTGATTTTAACGCATTCCACCATTTAGGCACATATGGTAGTGCTGTTGTTACTACTGCGCTTAATAACGCTGTACCTAAAATAATTCCCCATATTAAGGGCATGTAAATCATTTCATTCATCTTTATCTATTTTTAGTTATCACATCCTTCACAGTTCTCCCTAATCTGGAGGATAGCTGCATTTAAATCTTTTGTTAGGTGTTTTTTACTTATTTTATATTTAGCATGTAAATCATCTAAGTGTAATCCTTGTATCCAATATTCCTGGAGTAGTGTTTTGTTATACCAATGTAGATTTTCTATTTCCCGTTGCATACAGATATAATAACATTCAGTATTTAACTCCTCTGTATCATCTATTCTCTCAAATATGTTAGCATCAGTACCAGGTAATCCAAACTCTCTGGCATACATTTTATGTTTACGGATACGTTGGTAGAATGGGGAAGTAGAGGAACGAAGTTGCATTCCTGCACCTGATAGAACATACCATTTTAACTTACCATTATCTAACAACTGCTCTATCTTCTCCTCCTTCATATTGTATAACTGAATCATCATCTCCTGGATTAAATCATCAGCGTAATCTCTCATTTGATTTTTAGCGATATTGGCTCTTATCTCCCTATCTATCCACTTATACTCTCTCCTTACCCAATCATCTAATCTGTCTTTTATGCTCATATTCTTATCTTTTCACCCCCCATACCCAGGAAAATGTAAATATTAAATTGTAAAACTGGGCTTATTTAAAAACGTGAATAGTAGCTGCACCAACAATCGTCCATCCTTTATTCCGGGTATTGAAGTACTCTACTATTTCCGTAGTTGCCCCATTGGCATATATAACTATACGATAAGAAATTCAAAACGCCAAGTTTAGGTGTAAAAAAAAGGGAAATGCGCCGATTAACTAGTAACCGACGCATTCTAATTAGCTACGAGTACGCTTGGTATTATCTCTTAATTCATAGTTACCATTCTTCCACATCTGCTTGCGCACCTTAGATAACTTCTTCTTAGTGGCTTCATCATACTTATGTCCCTTCTTAAGTCCAGACTTACCCTTAAGTACAAGTTCATCAATCATCCCTTCAGCTAACATCTTCCTATAGTTATTCTTATAACCATGACCCTTAGGGTATAACTTAAAATCATTGTACTTCTGTATGTTATTGTCCTTAATAAACTTAGTTATTGATTCTACGGTATATTCTCTACCCTTCTTACTATTCTTCTCTAAGTTCTTATCCCAACCCATTACAGCTGCCTTCTGTGCTAAACCACCATTAATCTTAAAAAGTTGATTATATGTCTTAACCTTATACTTCTTAACAGTCTTATTATATAACTCCTTAGTTAAACTACCCTTAGGAGACATATAACGTATACCATAACATTCACGCTTAACATCATCTAATGTTGTCCAAGCAATTGTAGCAAACTTATCATTATTATAATGAATTACTTCCTTCCAAAAATCAAGTGATAAAACACCCATCTCTATAAAATTAGAAATAGCACGTTGATTAACCTTAGGACGAGTTGTTGGTTGCTTATCAGTCTTAGGACCACGTGGCTTAGTTGGCTTAATTCGTGGAATACGAATCTCACGAGCATCACCTGTATAATTAACATATAACTCCTTCATCCATAAACTTAAAACACCTGTCATTAATTGCTTAATATAACCAGCATCATTAGCACCAGCAACCTTATAATATACCTTCTGCTTCTTCTTCTTCTTAGACTTACGAAGCAAACGACCTAACAACTGTAACAACATTGCAACATTAGTTGTCATTGTAAAATCTACAATATTAAATAACTCACTCATATCAAAACCAATTCTACCTCGGTTAACTGATATTAGTATCTTATGATTACCTTCTTGAAATAACTTAAATTCCTCACTATCATCATCATTATGACTATGTGACATAAGAACTTGACCAGGCATCATCTCATTAAAAATCTTATAAAATTCATTAGCTTGATTAGTACGTGAACAATATATAATTGTTGGTTCTAATTCTCCAAACACTGAAAGTATCTTATTGGTTGCACGATTAGCTAAAAATTGCTTCTTAACCTTCTCAGGTAATCCTAAATGCTTAACCATATGTGCAGCTACTTCCCAAAGCGCTTCTCTGTGCTTCTTCTTACCTATACTCTTATTACTACGAAGATTACCATTATTATTATAATCCTCAAAATTAATATTATATGATGTGGAAATAACTTCTATACGTGGATTATGTACACGATCTAAATCGGCTAATTCTTCTACTGAAACGTGGAAAAACAAATAATCATCCTTCTTACGGTGAAAATCAAATGGTGTACCTGATAATAACAACTGATAAGTTGGATTACTTACAGATAAAATCTTCTGTATTGTACGTTGTGAATACCATTCCTGTGCTTCATCCAAAATAAACCACTCTAACTTAGGTAAATTCTCAATACGAGTAACTGTGTGAGGTAAAGCAATAACTACCTGACAATCAGGATTATTAAGTGCTATCTCAGCTTCTTCAACTGTACGAGCAATACAATAACTAAAATTCTGTGGATTAAAATTCTCTAATGCCTCAGCAAAGTTCGTTCTTAATATCTTAGTTGCTGCAGGAATAATAAGTGTCTTCTTCGACACATTCTTAATATCAGCATAAAACATCTCTAAATGACCTAATGTCATTGTTGTCTTGCCTGATGATGTACCTGCTCCTAAAACAAGTGGTAAATGTGGTGTTCTGTAAATTGGATTAGACCAAAAACGAACCTGGTAATCGACCTCGTCCATCCAAGGTCTCGATTCAAATAATTTTTTGTAATTCATATCTGTTATTATTATTAATTAACTCCGTAACGATACGAATAACTATTCAGGTCTCCAAGTAAAATGTAACCGTTTATGTCATCCGGAATGATTCCAAATGACAATTTGGAAATGAAAAGGTGGAGCGCCCAGTGCCCCACCTCTTCTCACAAGAAAAAAAATAAATATATAGTCTAAATCTAAAAATCAGTGAACAGTTAATACAACCGATTAATAATATTTTAACATGTTGTCAATATAAGGAGGGGCTTTCGCCCCTCCAAGTTACTTTCCCTAAGGTAGCAGGGAATGTGTTATTTTTTCTTTTTAAATACGTTATATAATCTCGTGATATTAAGCGCTAAAGATGTTAGCAACACGAGGATGGTGATTTCGGCTTGGAAATGCATTATATACGCGAATAAACCCGTTATAGTGGCGGTATTTGCTAATGTGTCTTGTGAAGTTGAATCCATATTAGTATGATGTTACATAGTTGTGTAATGATGTTACTTCTGCTGCTGATAATGCCCTATCATAATACATAAAGTTATAACAATCCCAATCACCTTCATCCTGATTAGGATTAAATAATACCCCTGATGTATTTGAGTTTAATGTAAAAGATGTGCCTAAAGTAGATACATTAGAACCATCCTTATATGATTTGTAGTTATTTTCAATATTATTAGCATCTTTTGTAAATGCTACACTTGCTAATGTTGTTCCAATAGAGAGTGCTGGCATACCATGATAACTTGTTTTCCAAGGTCTAACAGCACCACTATCATAGTTTCCTACTAATGATAATTGGTCTAATCCAGGGGTAAATGATTTTTCTACTAAATAAACATTATCAGTAGTATTAGCAAGTCTTAGATAAGCAAATATACTCCAAGTTTCAGTTAAACCAAGTTGACTAAAGGTTCCTGAAAAAGATATAGCATCAGTATTTGCTTGAACAAAAGTCATATACCTGTTGCTATTATAGGTTCCACCATTAAAGGTTCCTGTAATACCATAAGTAGATAAATCTGTTATTGTAGTTCCTGTGCCTGAATAACTTTGCCCTGAACCAAAACCTACTTCAAATACAAGCCCTGATGATACAGGATTAACTGGTGTTCCTGCTACTTTGGTTCCCATAAATCCAAATGGTATAAAAGACATATTATGTTTTTTTTTAGTTATTAACTAAAGTTCTTACTACCTACACACTGAACATTTGTTCCATCAAATGTTGTAAATGTTAAAATATCTACTGCATTTGTTGCTGCTGTAGCTGTAAATGTTGTTCCACCTTCAAACTCGAACTGTGAATCAAAGCTAATAGTTCCTGCAGCTGTAGCATTGTTTGTAATCTTAAGGCTAAATGTTTGTCCTGCTACTTGGTTAGATAACTCTAAGCGTGTATCAACTCCATTTTGTAATCCTAAAGTAAACATTTGTCCTGTTGTAGCATCTAATGAAGCTGTATTTGAAGTAATAGTTAATGCTTGAACATTTTGTACTACAGTACCATTTATATCTAAACTTGGTACTACTACTTCATCATTTTTGTTTGTTGCTAAACTGGCACCACCTAAGATAACACTTCTATCATGGTCATTATCACCATTTGTTCCAGCAATAATAGCACTATTATCCCCATCTAAGTAGTTATTTCTACCACCACCAACAAATCCAAAATCTGCTTGTGTAGTATTACCTATTCTATTACCATTACCCCCTGCTATGGCACTATTAGTTCCTAGTAGCATTCTATTACCATTACCACCTACAATAGCATTAGCATAAAAACCTGACATTATATGGTTTTCACCACCACCTATAAAGCTAAATCTGGAACCATTATTATAGCAATTATTTGTTCCTGCTATAACAGCTTGTCTGGCACCACCACCTGTGAATCTACTATTTAATGTTCCTATAAGGGCTATATCATCATTATTACCAGCAGAGGTGCTATTAATATAACTATTATCACTTGCTATAATGGCTGTTCTGCCTGGTTGTGTTGTGCTTTGATATGAACCTGTAGATGCTATAATAACTGCTTCACTTACAGAAGCACTTATTAGTGAATCTCCTGATGATAAAATAGCTGTATTTGTTCCTAAGTTGCTATTTGTTTCTCCTTGTGATAAACTACCTGTTAATCCTAATGAACCTGTTATCTCTGCTGAACCTGTGTATGGGAAAGCTGCACCACCTGCTGCTGTATCCCATTGTACTTTATCTGTACCATTGCTTGTTAATACTTGTCCTACTGTTCCTATGTTTCCATCACTATCTGTTAGTGAACCTGAAATATTTAGGTGTGGAACTACTACTTCATTTGCTTTAGTTGTGGCTAAACTTGTACCACCTAATACTACAGAGTAGCTATGTCCTACAACATTGTTAATACCACCAGCAACAATACCACCTTGTCCTCCATTGATAGTATTACTTTCACCACCTAATATAACAGCACGAAGTTGGGTATTATTATTGCCTGTTCCAGCAATGATAGCACTTGATTCACCACTATCAGTATTATTTTGTCCAGCAAGTATACTACTATACCCACCTCCTGATGAAAGGTTATTATTACCACCTAATAATACTCTATAATTACCATCACCTGTAATACTTAGATTTGTTCCAAAAATATAGTTTCTTGAAGTAAAGTTTCCTGATGAAATATCATTACCTAATCCTATAATAACATTATTATCTCCATTAGCGAAGGCGGTATTAATATTATCTTTACCAATAGAGATTGAAGCAGCTTTACCTGTAGTATTACCTTGTCCAATAGCAATAGTTCCTACAGAGTTTGAATCACCTGTAATAGTATTAGCTCCATCAAATGTTTCAATGTTAATAGCATTGTAATGTGTTCCACCATCACCGAGTTTTAACGAACCTGTTAAAATCATATCGGATTGTGCTTCATTACCAGCATTTAATACTTCTTGTAATGTTGCTACACTTGCATTTTCAGCATAAGAAGCTGTTACAGCATAACTTGATGAAATAGCATTATCTGCATTTACTGCATGTGAAGCACTTGTTGCTGTATCAGCATTACCTTGTAAATCACCTATAAATAAAGGTGCTGTAATATTATTTTGTGAATCAACACTACCACTGATTTTAACTCCAGTACTATCAAGTTTTATAATATTATCATTAGCACCATTGCCTTGTAATACTAATCTCGCATTAACACTACCTGCTTTGATTATATATTCTCCACCAGCAATACCTGATGTAATACCATCACCATTAAAAGTTCTGGTTATTAAACCACTACCACTTATAATAATACTTTGTCCACCTAATGTAGTATTACCTGCTGTTAATACTTCTGCTAATGTATTTGATGTAGAGTTTTCAGCAAATGAAGCTGTTAAAGCATAACTTGAACTTATTGCTGTATCACTATTTACTGCATATGAAGCTGAAGTAGCAGTTGTTGCATTTACATCTAAGTTTGTAATAACACTACCACTACCATCTGTAAGTGTGTCTCTACTACTACCACTAATCTGGACTAATCCTTCATAGCTGTCTTTAATATTTAATGGTCCTAAATTTCTTCCCATCTTACTTTATATTTGAACCCCAAGGGTATTGTGAATATTTCGAATCCGTTATACGTAAACCTGCTTCTTTTGCTTGTTCGTAATGAGCTCCAACACGAGCATTTCTACCAAATACAATTGGTGAACGATATTGTGACGAGTAATCAGGCCACATCTCGTATAATTTATTATTTGTGTTTAGTTCAGGAAATAATGCTTGTTCTTCTGCTAAGTAAGCTGATAATCTATCAGCATAGAACATCATTTTATTTTCTGTATTTTGTCTTTTTACGTTAAATAGCGATCTGTCTACTTCAATACTATTTTCACCACCAGTTGGTGTGAGAAGACCGTTATTTCGTGGGCGTATATAAATTGCCTCTAACGCTTCATAATAGGCCGCGTATAAAAGGAAGTCCTGTATATAATCGTCTACTAATGTTTGATAAACACCTGTTAAAGTACTTGCATCAATATCACTTAAGATTTTTTGATACAATTTAGTTCCTATTACACGTTGGATAGTAATGTCTTGAGCAGTTCTAACTGCGTTTTTTAGCAATTCCGTATCCACAGAATCATTTAGATCTGTGAATTGACGTAATTTAGCTTCTGATATGATTAAGGTATTTGTCATGCTAAAGGTAATTCGGTTATTGGTTCGTTTTCATTAACACCTGCTTCTCTATCTGCTGTTTCAATTTCAGCTTCTAATTCACTATCATCACCTACTTCAGCATCAATAGAAGTTACTACATCTACATCTTCTGAACCATCAGTAAATAATTTTAACTGCTGAACACCTACAGTAATATCTAATTCTGGGTACATATATTCAAGTAAATCCTCTATTACCTGTAAAATGTCTTGTTGGAATGGTCTGATTACTGTGTTTACTAATAATAAGTAAGCATCTGTTACTTCATCTCTACCTCCTAATTGTCCTGGTGTTTTAATACCTAAAATCATAGGTGAAGTAATACGGTGTGCAGTTAATATTTTCTGCGTTACCATATCGTTTATAGTTGTATAATAACCATCTGCTCCGTTTTGTGGGATTGGGGTTATTACAGGTGCATTTTCAGGGGAATCAGTATCAATATATAATAGATTACCGGCGTTATTAGTACCTGCATATTGTAGTTGAAGCATTCTTTCAATTGCTTCTCTTTCTTCTTCGTTTGCGTTAGTAAACGTTGTTATAGATAGTGATGGTGCTAAACCGTTCTGAATATTGTTAATATGGAAGTTGTCTACCTCTGTATCTAAATCAATTACTCTCAATGCACCTACATAATCAGGTAATGGGTAATATTTTTGACCTGGACGGTAAGGATTGAAAACATAAATCTGTTTTGGCTCCTCCATATTTTTTTCAGGGTTAAATACGGGTAAATACGGCATTTCATCGATTGGAGCTTGTCCGTAACGGTACTGCTCATTCCACTCATCACTTACGTAATATCCCGGTATTTGTCCTCTGTAATTTTTTTCTTTTGCTCTTAACCACGAAAAATCAATGTGGTATACTTCAGCAATTCTTGTTCTGGATTTATTCCAAATAACCTCCATTGCGAAACCTCCATACAATTTGTAATCTTGGGCTACCTTTTTAAATACATCATTCCATGATTCGCTTGATGAATTAGCTTTATCTAAAACAAATTCAGGATCTGCTGTTAAACCTTCACCTACAATACCATCTACAATTGCGTTTACACACGTATTGTGAATAGATGAATTGTTATAAAGATCAATTAAATCGTTTGGGAATGAGTTATACTGACCGAATTTAACGTATTGGTCTGTATTTTTTTCTAAAATATTAATTCGAGTATTAAACTCTTTTTTAATATTTGCAAATTTTAGTTTATCCATTGTATGTTGTATATGTTCCGTTCTCGTTTGGCGATACATATTGAGTTATATTCACATTGTTGCTACCTGAAATCCAAGCTCTATCTGAGTAAATCAAATCAACAGGTCCTTCTTCACCAGCATCTTCCCATATTTCATTATATGAATTCCAAGCAGTTGCTACTTGATTCCATACTGCTGGGATTTCAACATTAGTGTAAATATCTACATCATATTGTCCTGTATAACTAGGAACTAAACTACCTGAATTTTGGAATATTAACCAATTATTATACTGGGTAGGAGATGATGTTGTAGTTAATCTAAATGTCCCATTACTATTGTCATAAGACTGAGAATAAATGACTAATAATTCATCATAGTATCCTGATGCTGTATTTACCGTATCAATATACGCAGCATTTGTGTTGGTAGCAAGGGACTTATTAAACTGTAGCATATCTTTTTAATAAAAAAATAGGGTTACAGCATAAGCCATAACCCCATTTCTAATTTGATTTATTATCCAAGCGTGATGCCACTAAGAGCGTCACTTAAGCTACCTGAAACTTCAGAAGCTGGATTTGGTTCTTGACCTGTGAAGGTTAAAGAATAGCCATTTAAATCTCCAAATGCAGTACCTGTTGCTCCTGTACCGGATAACAACTGCATACCTCTGTCTTCACCTAATAACCAGTAACGACCTACGCCATCAACTGTTCCATTATTAGTTTCAACAATTACTTTTAAATTTGGATTTTGTGCTAATACTTTAACTTGATTACGAGTAGAAGACTGTAACTTAAAGAACACTGCATTTAGTGTTTGCTCATAGAATACAGT